AGGAGAAAAAAGTTTTTTTCTCAAAGACTCAGTTGTCCTGGTTACGGTATCGAGATTTGTATAAGAGGTATAGAGCTGCGAGTGATAAGGAGTCGAGAATTAGGATAAGAAAATTAATTATAAAAGAGAATTTAGATAAGTTATCTTAGTCATGGTGGGAAGATAAAGGAGTAAACTCCGGGGGAAATTGATCGAGAGCTAAAAAGATAAAAACCCCCGGAAATGATCAAAGTAAATAACATTTACATATTAAGCTTAACATATTACCGGCCACCGGACAAATGTAAAAATTTCTCTATATAGATATTCTAGACCCCTGATCAATAAAAAGTACCCCAGGGGGTAAAAGAGGTGTCCCTGCTGTCCCTGTGATACTATTAATCAATAATACCAATGGTTTTAATCAATTTTAGTGGTGTCCCTGTGGTGTCCCTGTGGTGTCCCTATGGTGTCCCTCAGGGACACCAGTCTTGCGGGAACGCTATCGAAAGTTTTTGGGGGAGTTACTTTGTGATGAAATAATCTATATAGTAAAAATATGCGTGGAATAATATTTAAAACTGCAAAAGAGGCTTTTCGTAGAGGATTTAAAAAATACAAACGTGGCCAAAGAAAGACTGAACGAGTACCTTATGATTTGGTTAAAGCAGATATAAAAAGAAAAATTAGAGGAACTAGATTTTATGTAGGAGCAGAAGCTAAAGCAAGACCCGGAATTGGTTCTAAAGGATTACCAAGAGGTGGTAAACCAAGAATTTTTGGTAAAGCATATGCATCTGATAAAAGAGGTAAAACTATGCAAATTCCAATGATGACAAAGAAACAAAGAGCTGCTAATCAAGAAGCTATAAGTCAATCGGTGAGAAAATTTATGAAAGAAAAAATTGGAAGAAAATCTAAAGGCGGTATGCAAAAAATGTTGCTTGGTGGTTTACTTACTGCGCCAATTAAAGCAAGTGCAAAAAAACTTTTTAAAAGTGGTACAAGAAAAACACAACAAATTGTAAAAGAAAGTGGTGGGTCAAGATCTCAGGCAAAAGATGATGTTAGATCTGCAATTCGTGATGACTTAAAATCAAGTTTATCAACTAGTAATTTGGTAAAAAGTAAAAGAAGAATGATAATAAGAGATATAAATAAATTAAGATAATGGCTGGTCTAAAGAAAAAACAATTAAGAACAGATCTTGATTTAACTCCTAAACAAAAAATGTTTGTAGAAATATTAGTGCAGGAGTGGGGAAGTATTACACAGGCTGAAGCTCTTAAGAGAGCTGGTTATGATTGTAAAGATGAGAATAGTGCTAGATCTACTGCATCACAGTTATTATCTAGAAAAACATCTCCACATGTAGCAAAATATTTTGATAAACGTTTTGAAAAAGAAATAAAAAAATACGAAAGTGACAACCTCAGAAGATTTAAAAGATTTGAAAGACTTGCCGACAAGGCTGAAAACAAAGATCAATATGCAGCTGCAATAAATGCTGAATATAGATCTGGTCAACTTGCTGGTGCTTTCATTGATAGAAAAGAAGTAACTGTTACAGGTCTGGAGGGTATGTCACGTGAACAACTTGAAAAAAAACTTGAAGAATTATCCCAAAAAATCGATGGGTATAATGCCAAGACAATTGAAGTTAAGTCAGAAGACGTTAAATCAGCTCAAGACAGCTAATTGGACTGATTGGTTAAATGCTTTTAACCAAGTGCATAACTCTACGATCGTAACTGAAATAGGTAAAATAAAGGTTGAGATTGATGGCACGGAAGAAACGTAAAAGAAGAGTAAAAAATAAAAAGATTATACCTCTTAACATTAAAAATTTAGGTAATGATATTTCTGCCTATCCATTTGTAGAAATAGAATGGAGTGATATTGAGGGAGATGCTGGTTGGTCTGATACTAAAGATCTCAACAAATCTAAATTACCTGTTTGTGTTTCAAAAGGTTATTTGGTAAGCCAAAAAGACGGTGTAACTAGAATCTTTACTGATTATATAAAATCTAAGGATAAACCAACATTTGACAGTATTGGAAATACAACTATTATTCCAACTTCAGTTATAGTAAGTATAAAAAAATTAAGTTAATTATGGGTGCACTAAACAAAGAAAGCAGACTCTGGCAAAAAGTAAAAAAAGGACTTAGCAATTGCTTTTTAACTCGCATAGAATCTAGCACAATTAATGGTATCCCCGATATTCATGGAGTGAATGAATCAAAAGTTTTTTGGATTGAACTTAAATCTGATGAAACTAATTATCCTAAACTAAACAAGTGGCAAATAGTTTGGATTAACAAATATATTAAGGCTGGTGGAACTGTATTTATCTTGGATGAGACCCTCTCGAAGAGGTCTCTTAAACTGTACAGACCGGTGTCCGGTTTCACAGATCCTCGTTCCCTCGTGCCCGTTTTCTCGTTCTCGGCCCCGTACAACTGGCCCACGGTCCAGCGTGCCCTGCTGGGATCCCTCCGGGAGGCAGCGTGATCTCGTTCTCGTTGACAAACTTCGCTCGTTCTCGTTTTAAAGGACACCGAAGGGGCCCATCCTGCAGCAGCGTATGCAGTCTCCAGCAGGAAGCTCTCGTTTCCCGACCAGGTCTTTTTTTTACCTCTTATTGTTAGTTAGGCCTGGTCCGGTAACGAGAGCTCGTTCTCGTTTGAAAGAGAAACCTCGTTTCTCGTTTCTCGTTCAATGGCTGAGCTCCCCCGGCAGGATGGAGCTGGCTGTGCCTGGCAGGTTACACAGCTGGTAGCTGGTGCAGAACTCTCTTGACAGATGTCCCATGATGTCGTATCGTTCATAATAAAAATAAATTAGGAGGAAACATGAACTGGAAAGATAAAGATACAGTTAGTTTTGATTGGAGCGTACTAGATGTTAAGCAACAATTAAAAGATAGAAAAATTAAAATAAAATTTTCGATAGCAGATTGTCGAGAAGTTTTAGATAGATGTCTAAGAAGACATGATGCAAGTCTAGGTATGTCATGGGATATAATGGATTGTCATATAGATGATTTATTAAATGAAAAGAAATCATAACAAAGGAGAAACAATGGCAGTAGATTTTGAAGCACTGGATCTCGTTCGAGGCGAGAACAAATCTCGTTCCTACAACAAGAGAATCGATGAGCTCCAGCAGCAGTGCACACAGCTCCGGGAGCTGGTGACTGACGCTGTAGAAATGATAGAAAAATTAGAAGGGGACAGTAATTACTGTGCCTACGCAGATATAATAAAAGCACGACTGAAGAAAATTTAGCTTGACATATGTCCCATCAGGTCTTATGTAAGGTCTGCCACTGGAGGGTATATTAATTGCGCACAGCCCAGTGGCCTTTGATCAGGACCAGTGAGAAATACATACTAGTTATTAAACTCACTGGGCCATTAAACTAACAAAAGGAGATCTCGATGAAGCTCAATAAATTAATTAAGAAACTAAACAAGGAGAATGCACCACCGGATGGCTGGTCCGCTGCAGATGTCGTGAAGGAAGACAAACCTGAAGAGGGAAAAGTTTATGCATTGACTGGGGCCCGTGGAGCACGCTGCATTGCTAATGGCAACACGTGGAAAGATTCGGAGGTGAAAGATGCCTGAAGAAGTTCAAGAATGGTTCAAGAAAGATACAATTGCAAAATGCCTCGCTGAGTACGAAAAGCAAGAACTAGGACTGGTAAGTGACATCGCTAAGCACGGCTGCAGTGGAGGCGTTGCTGGACTCGTCTACTACGGTGAAACAACTTCGTTTCATGATTACCATCAAGGAGAGATATGGTCCCTGCTGCAGGAGCACGCTGATGAAGCTGGTATCCAGAAAGGTAATATGCTTACCCACATATCACGTGATCCAGGCTCGTTGACACAGCTCGTTAACGATCTCGTTTGGTGGGCCGTAGAAGTTCGGGCCCAGGAGATGGTTGCAGCTGCCCTCCCTGCTGGGAAGGACGGAGTTCAAGAATGAGCTTCGTTGTCGTTTATTTATGCCTTCTTTTCATGGCACCAAGCTTTACGCTGGTTGCCACTGGGATTCTCCTGCTCTCGCTCGTTGGACTAGTGTAATGCCGTTTCTCGTCTCGTTCTTAATAAGCCCAGCCGGCGTAACTTCACTGCCCTTCTTGAGCCCAGCCAGGCGAAGCTCTGATTTCAAGTACGAAATTATTTAGTTGCATTTCTAGTTTAGAATGATTCTAAAAGATAATTGTTGCATTGATAGGTGGGAGTTGATAAGACAAAGAAAATATGGTCAAAATTAGAAGAAAATTCAGAGATAATGGCAATAATTTAATAACTGCCACTAGACCTATATTTGAAAAAGAGAAAAAACCAAAAGTTCCAAGAGATTGTCGCATTGTAAAAGGTAATTCTTTTAGAAAAGCAATAAATCTCTATTGGATAAAAAGAAACAAACAAAGGAGAAAACAATGGGACTAGATCAACACGCACACCTGCGAGGTCATCAGGTAAATTGGGATAAATACTTTGATGATGATAAGGAAGAAAATCAAAAGGTTTTCGTTTGGCGAAAACACGCAAGACTGCAACAGTTCATGGCGAAGAAATGGGCAGAACAAAACCCTTCGGTAAAGGTTGAAGGACATTTGGCACATCTGGGTTTCAATGGCGACCAAGACGCACCCTGCTACATCACCGAAGATGTCGTTAAGGAGTTAGCAGAGCAAATCAAAAAAGATTTCTCTGACTACCCTGCAACTGACGGATTCTTTTGGGGACAACAATTTCAGGAAGATTCTGTGAAAGAGTACAAAGAGCAGGATATTAAATTCTTGAAGTTCTGCGAACAGGCAATCAGCGAAAAGAAAGTCGTTGAATATTGGTGTAGTTGGTAATGGCTAAAAAATTTAAACGAGGCGACAATGTCGCCTCGTCTCGTTCTCGTCAAGGAAGTAAGGAAGAAGATTATATTACAGACCTGCTGGGTCGGGCTGTGGAAAAGCTGGGTGAGGATTTAAAAAAAACTAAAAAACAATTAGAGGTTGAAAAGAATGTTAGTATTAATATTCATAAACTCAATAAACTCAATTAAAAAAAGTTTAAAAAGACTATTGCATTAACTATGGGATTTGATAAGACAATGGGGTATTCATAAGAATACATAACTTAACAAAGAGGTAAAAATGCAGACAGCAAAAAAGCTAAAGCAAGATGAAAAAAAAATCGTTCTTGCTTATGCTCAATTAAAGCTAAAAGCAAATAGACTATCTAAAGAGTTAGACACAATGAAACAAAATGTTGTGGATTGCTTTGATAGAACAAATCAAAACTTAATTATTGTTCAAGATGAGAATGGTAATTCTTTTGGTTTACAAAAAATAAATCGTAAGAGAAAAAAGTTTGAAACTGCAAACTTTAAAATTGCTCATAACGATTTATACAATAAGTTCACTACTGATATTGAATATAGTGAATACAAAGCAATAGGGGATAACAATGCCCAATAATGATTTGATTAATATTGCTAATGTATTGAGTGAACGATTGAACAGCAATACACCTACATCACTAGCTGATATGGTGATTGACAAAGGTACAAAAAAACAACTCAACTACGAGATTATGTTTCAGTTGTTAATGGGTGAGTGTGAAAAACACATACTCGAAAACATTGGCAACCCATGTGTTGATGAGTTCAAGGACAATGTACTAAAGAAATTTAGCACACTAGTTCAAGCACTACACACAACCGAATAATTAATTATGAAACCAATGGCGCGTTTGCGCCATTGGTGTATCTACACCATACAAGGCTCATACAAATCACAACCCAGATTTTGCCACGCTACCATCTCAGTTCGCGTCTAAAAACGTGGCTTTTTTGCGAAAGAGGTTTACAAAGCAAGATATACAAATATACTAGGGTCCCAAACGGTATGAATATTGAACATCTATCAGAAGAAGAATTAAAAGATTCTATTCTTCAAAAACAATTACAGTGGATCAAGTTATGCCAGGATAATTTTATTATTTTTGCAGAGACTGTTTGGCAAGATTTCATATATAGAAAAACAAAGGACCCAAAGAAATGGGGGCACCATCAAATTATAGCAGAAGCTTTTGAAGGTGTGGCAGATGGAGATGAAAAGAGGCTCATCATCAATATGCCACCACGACATACTAAATCAGAATTTGCATCTTATTTATTCCCTGCTTGGTTTATTGGAAAGTATCCAAAGAAAAAAATAATGCAGGTATCCCACAACGCAGAACTAGCTTCAAGGTTCGGTAGCAAAGTTAGAAATTTAATGAACACCAAAGAGTATAAAGAAATATTTGGTAATGTACAATTAAGAGAAGATAGTAAGGCAAAAGGACGTTGGGAGACCAATCATGGTGGGGAATACTTTGCAGCGGGTGTTGGCGGTTCTATCACAGGACGAGGGGCGGACTTACTTATTATTGATGATCCACATACTGAACAAGATTCTATGTCGGACTCTGCTATGGAACGAGCTTACGAATGGTATAGCTCTGGTCCTAGACAACGTTTACAACCTGGAGGAAGAATACTTGTTGTAATGACTCGTTGGGCAACAGATGATTTAACAGGACGATTAGTAAAGGCTCAATCAGAAATTAAAGCAGATAAATGGAAAGTAATTGAATTCCCTGCAATTCTTCCAAACGATGAACCTGTGTGGCCTGAGTATTGGAGTAAAGAAGATCTTTTAGGTGTCAAGGCATCTATCTCTACAAAAAATTGGAATGCACAATACATGCAGGACCCAACCTCAGAAGAGGGTGCTATTATCAAAAGAGAATGGTGGCAAGATTGGGACGAAGAGAAACTACCAAAACTATTACATGTTATACAAAGTTATGATACTGCATTTTCAAAAAAAGAAACTGCTGACTATTCTGCTATTACCACCTGGGGTATCTTTGAGCCGGTAGAAGGTTATGAGAAATGTATAATACTGCTTGATGCAATGAAGGGCCGGTATGACTTTCCCGATCTCAAGAATGTAGCTCTAGAGCAATATCGTTACTGGGAACCGGAAACTGTAATTATTGAAGCTAAAGCTAG